TGCCTAAAATATTAGTCTTTGTAAGGATGTAAGTTGTGAGATGCTTACTGAATTATGAAGGTATTTTTATTTTATATATATATAATGCATTATACTTACATAACAATAAAACACTAATGGTAAAGAGGTGTACGACGCTGGATTGTAACTGCTTGACTTGCAAGTAATTAAAAAAGGTACTTTCTGGAAAGTGAGGTTTCTATGCAATATGTTCCGCCCTGCAAAATAAACGCAATCTGCGGATATTTCAGCCTTGTTATATGCCTTGTTGTAAATTTCGTATATTTGTAAATATAACAAATAGCCAAAACAAGATTAAAGTCCTTGAAATCAGATGGTTGGCTTGTTATATTTTAATCATGTAACAAATTAAAAAGACAAAAGAATGGAAGAACTGATAAGTATAATAGAATCTAGGGTAAAGGCTTATAAAGAGGTTAGAGGTGTTTCAAAGGGGACAGGTAGCTATATAGAGGTTCGTTATTGTAATGATTGTATTGAAAAACTGGAATCTTGTTTGAAAATAATTAAAACTAAGAGTGTAACTGTTAAGAATTACAGAAAATCAAAAGAAGCTTTAAAGCATTTAGAAAACAGATTAGGACCAAGTAAGATGTAAGGTATGGCAGACGTAGACAGAAAGACATTTGCCACTATGTGCGGAACTACCGTGGGAATAGTTAACATGAATGTAAAGAGAAAAAAAGTTATTGTTTTAGATAACGGATTTGTTGATACTGAAAACGCTTTAAATTATGATTTTATGAAGCGTTACCAAAAAGTGGCTCAAGAGAAAAGGATTAAGCCGGTTAAAATTGAAAAGGTATACGAAGAAGTAGTCAAGACAATTCCAAAAGTTAAACCGCCAAGAAATAGAGAGAAGCAAAACGAAGAAAGTAAAGAAATAAGTGGGTTAGATTTACGTAAAAAAAAGGCAGAGGTTTTAAAAGTAGAGAGAGAAGCCCAATTAAAGTTATTGGATATTACTAAAAAGAACGGTGAATCTTTGCCAACTGATTTAGTAGTTATGATGGTGACTGTTTTGATACGTGAAATGTTAGCGAATTTTGATAGGTCAACTATTAGAATTGCGGATAAATTTTGTTCTATTACTGGAGCTAATCGTAAAATATTAGCGAAGGTAAATAACGAACTAAACAACGAAATGCAGAAAATAATTGATGAGGCGGAGAAAAACGTAAAATTTCAAATAACCAAAGCTGTAAAAGAGTATTCTATAACTAGAAATAAAGGCGAAAGAGGTAAATAGATATGCAAGACGATTTAGATATAATTTACAATAATATTTTTGATGATATATTAGAAGAAGCTTTTAAGTACAAAACAGTTAAAATGCTTCCTAGTGAATGGGTGGAAAAATTCTTAAAACTACCAGGAGAAGCTTCTCGTATAAGTGGGGCTTATGAATATAATAACTCTCCTTATGTTAGAGAGATTATAGACAGGATGCACCCGTCAGACCCAGTTCGTCAAATTGCAGTAATGAAGGGGACACAATGTGGTATAACTACAGGTTTTGTAATCCCTTTTATGATGTGGTGTATTGTTAACCATCCTGCTAGTATGTTATTTACTTCAAAAGATCATAATGTAGCGAAAAGAACTATGCGAACAAAGTTTGACTTGTTCATGCAGGAAAGCGGATTTACTAATTATATAGGCTCTAATAATCGTAAAGCAGGTAACACGCGAACTGGAGATACCGACTTATTAAAAGAGTATGCAGGAGGTTCTTTGATGGTAGAAAGCACTCAAAATATCCAGAGTATTAGAGAGCATGCCGCTAAATACATCTTGGTAGATGAGTTTGATACTGCAAAAGCGACTGACAGTAAAGAAGGTTCGATGCGTGCAACTTTGGAAGGGCGACAAAATTCTTTTGGAGATTTAGCAAAGATAGCTTATATAAGTACGCCAACTATAGAGCAAACATCGAATATAAACAAAGCGTACTTAGAAGGGGACCAAAGAAAATGGAATTGGCAATGCCCGAGCTGTGAGGAATTTACTCCAGTTGAATTTATGGTAAAAAACTCAGAAGGTCGTTACGATGGGCTTATTTGGGAATTAGACGAAAACAAAGAGCTGATAGCCGAGAGTATAAGATATTCGTTTCCTTGCTGTGGGTGTCAAATAGAAATAAAAGATAAGTACGAAATAAATATACGAGGTAAATTTGTAGCTACTGCGAAGCCAAGCGAGCCTAATTTAACTAGTTATCAATTAAACTCATTAATTTTAGGTCCTGGCTTTATTACTTGGGAGAAAATAGTAAGAGCTTGGTTAAAAGCGTGTCCTCCTGGAAAACCTGTAAACATTGGTTTGTTAATGGCTTTTAATTTCACTCATTTAGGTAAGACTTTCAAAGCACAGGGAGAAGTTCCTAAAGTTATGCAATTAATGCATAATATCCGAGATTACAATGTGGGTGAAATTCCTGATGTTTTATGTGAAAATGACGGAAACGGTAAAATAGCAATTATAACATTAGCGGCGGATTTAGGTGGTGAAATGAAAGACGGCAGAGAAGATGTTCGTATTGATTGGGAGATTATAGCGCACACGTCTACTGGTGCCACTTATTCAATTAACCAGGGAAGTATTGGAACCTTTAAACGTACTAGAGCGAAAACAAAAGAAGATAAAGAAAATGAAGATAGTAGAATTAAGTATACTTACATGCATGGAATGACAAACAGTGCGTGGCCTGAATTAGAAGAACTAATAAAAGGCGATTTAATCGGACAAAGCGGACAGGTGTATAATGTTAAGGTAAGCTTAGTTGATACTGGTCACTTTACGAAACACGCTTATGAATTTGTTAATAGTTTTGCTGGCACGGGTAATTTGGTTTTCGGTATAAAAGGAATTGACGAGCAGAAATTTAGAAGAAATGCAAAAGATGTAGCTGCTGTTAAAAAATCTGCAAATGTTTTAAATCAATATAATTTAGATGTAGAACAACTTAAAGATGAGTTAGCTAGTAATATGAAGCTGAGAGTAGCGGACGATGGAAGTCAAGAAAACGGCTTTATGAATTTTCCAATGCAACAAGGCGATAAATACCAACTTAAAACCTTTTTTAAACATTACGAGAGTGAGGAACGTAAAGAAGTAAAGGAAAAAGACGAGGTTATAGGTTTTAAATGGGAAAAGCGACACACTGGTATCGAGAACCACTTTTGGGATGTCCGAGTATACAATAATGCGGCTCGTTATATTTATATTGATTATTTAAAAAGAGTGGGCGGACCTAAATACAAAGAGCTTACTTATTTTTCTTTTATTGAATATTTATTATAAAAACTTGTATAATTAAAAAAAGATTGTATATTTGTCGTAAGTAAGAACGATAAAAACAAAACAAATGGAAAGTATTATTGACAAGTTATTAGATAAAGATGTGAGTAAACCTACAATGGTAAATAAAGAAGAATATTTAAAAGCTTTAGAGATAGTAGAAAAATATCATAGCCAATCGAACAAAGAGTGTAAAGATGTTGAAAAAAGAGAACTTCCGCATGCAGAAGATATTGAATGGAAGAGTAAGGATACGCTCGTTTTCGGTTCTGATGCGGTTTACTTCTGTAGGAAAAACGGTTTTAATTGTAATATTATTAACTTTCATCACGATGATGGGGCTTGTTTAGTCGTACAAGAAATAGACCCCGAATGTAACGGGGGAATAAGATATTCAGAAAGATGTTTTTTAACGTTAATAAGTCAAAAACCATGAAAGATACAAAAACCAATCACAAAGAATCGTTTATTACTAAAGTGATAAACGCGAAAAACTGGTCAGATGAGCAAATAGCCATGATAGTTAGAGCTGGAGTTAACAAAGATGTTATTCTAGATGAAATATAAGATTTCACAATACAATAATGTAAAAGACAATTATTCGAAAGATTATGATTTAGACACCTGGTTAAAGTACACGATTAATCCTACACCATCTTTACAGAAAAAAGTAGAAACTTATAGAGAGACTTTAGACAAAGAAGATAAATCTAAGTTACCTTTAATAACGGTTTCGTCAAGATGCAAAGGTGTGAGAAGTTTAGAAAATATAAGCGAGCATTTACCTTTTATCTGTATAGATATTGACCGCTATAGTAAAAAAGGGAGAAGTAATTTATGTGTAGATATGCAGTTAGTAAAAGAGTTGTTCATGGAACATCCCAGCACGTATTTTTGCGGTTTTTCAGTAACTTTAGGAGATGGTGTTTATGCGATTTTAAAGTTAAATGAAACAGGTAAATTAGATGAGTATTTCGAAATGTTAAGAGATAAGTTAAGCTTTGTAGGCATAAACATTGACGCGTCTTGCAAGGATGCCACTAGATTACGCTTTTTTAGTTATGATAAAGATGCCTATTATAACCCGGATGCAATACCTTTAAAATTACCTGTAGCTAAAAAGCCTTTAGCGGTGGTTAAACACGCTAGTACGGATTACGAAAAAGTAAGTAAATTAGTTGATTTATTAGTTCATCATTCAATGGATATAACGCAAGGTTACGAAGATTGGATAAAGGTAGGTAGTGTTCTAAATAATAATTTTGGAGAAAACGGACGTGTATTATTCCATTCGATAAGCCAATTTCACCCAGACTATACCAAGAAAAAATGTGATGATAAATATGATAATTGCAAGAAAATGAATTTAAATAGTATCGGTTTAATTGTGAATTTATGTAAAAATTATGGAGTTATATAAAGTAGAATTAGAATTAGAACATGCTAGTAAAAAAGATTTTGCTAATGTAATTAATTCAAGAAAAAAAGAGTACCAGGTTCGTTTAGGAGTTCCTTTTTGGTTAATAAATTCAAAAGGAGAAATAGAAAAAAGAAATTATATAACAAATGAAAGTACCACGTTTTCAAAACTTAACGAATGGTTTAACAGTAAACAAATTTTAACAATAAAGAAATAATGGAAAAAGAAACAATAGAAGTATATAAATTTGCAAATAGACAAGAGTGGCTAGAAGCCTTACAAGAAGCTCCAAACCCATCTACAGTTAAATCGAGAAGTTTAGGAAGTGGAAAATCTAGTAGGTATGTTCCTTTAGGTATTCAAGAGGCTTTATCTGATATTTTCTTTAGAGAATGTGATTTGATGGATAATGTATTAGAGGTTTATAATAATCAGATAATAGTAAGGATTAAGCTTTCGGTACTCCCAAACTATCCAAACTCAGAGCATAGAATTATTAGTGGTATTGGCGCTAAAATGATTACAGGCGCAAAAAACAGTTTAGAATACGGCGCACCTGCTTCACAATCCGCGGCGAAAAGTAACGCTTTAACGAACTTTGGTAATATATTCGGGCGTAATTTAAACCGAGATTTTAGCGACGGATTTACATTTGTTAAGAAAACTAAAAAGAAGGAAGATGAAAAATAAAAAAATAATAATTGAATTATTAATAGCGTTTTCTGGTTCTATGGTTGTAGCTTTTGGTTTATTCTTAGTAATAGAATGTATTTATAATATTTTTTAGTATGACTTTACAAATAAAAAAAATAAAAACCTCTAGTTTTGAGATTCCAGAAGAATTAGGAAAAAATAACGATTCGTTACAAAGGACCGACGAGTGGCACGAACAAAGAAACGGCTCATGGAACGGTAGTAGGATTAAAGCGATGATGGCTTGCAATCGCAAAGGTGGTGGTTTGGATTGGTCATTACCTGAAAAGATAAAAATGTTTAGTTCTGGTATTATTAGTTTTATCTATGAAGTAGCTATGCAGCGAAAAACAGGTAGATGGATTGAAAGTCGCTCGGATGCTAGCATGAAATACGGGACTAAAATAGAGCCAATATTAGACGTTATTGGTTCCGAAATGCTAGCTCATTTAGGGGATGTTATAGAAGTAGGCAGTAAGTCTTTTGACGGATTCCCGAACGCACGAGCTTCTAGTGATGGAATACTTGTAAAAAACGGTAAAACAATAGCTATTTGCGAGAAAAAAGCTTGTGTAAGCTGGAGTAGTCATTATAAGCGTACATTTGAACTTATGGACGAAAAAAGTGTCGACTTCTGGCAGACTCAAATGGAGATGATGGCGCATAACGTAGCCGTAGGATATTATTTTGTTGCCTCACCTCCTAAAGATATTTATAAGTATTTAAATTACGAAGGTGACATCTTAGATTTGAGAGCTGACTTTGAAAAAGAGTGCGAGGTTAGTTTACAAAAAATAGAGTCAAGTCCTTTCCATCAAAAAGCATTATTTGAGCGCATTAAGCTTTGTGAAACCGCTGTTTCTTTATGGATTAACCAAGGCGGAGATTTAAAAAAAATTTTTTGGTCGGTTGTTGACGGGACAATGGGTTTTGTTGATGAAACAGAGAATTACGAGCAAAAAGATGTCCCTTTTTAGTTGATGATAACGTAGCGAGTAGAACGTTAGTTTCGAGGTACGAGGAATTAAAACCTGTCGAATCCGACACCTTTTAAATAAAACAAAACGCTGAATTAACAAGTAAACTATCCAAAATAAAACTAACAAGCAATTTTTTTTATCTTTTGTTATGTATAGCGTCACAACAATTAACAATTTAAAATTAAACAATTAACAATATGAGTGCAATAGACGATTTAAGTTTTTCAAATATAGTAGGTTTAGTAAACCACGACCATAATACGGCAAAAGAATTATTAATACAAATAGCAAGAGAAAAAGAGGTTGTAGATAATAATTTACAAGATTTAGAAATAAAACTACAACAACTAACCACAAGGCAGTTACAACTTAAAAAAGGAGCTTTATTAGTGTTAAAGCATTTAAAAAAAGAGACACCTTTAGCTGTTAAAGAAGATGAATTTATAGTTGTAGTAAGTGATAGTAATATAAGTATAGAGCGAAATGTTTTATAGTTGTATATAACGGCTAGTATAGAAAATCGTACGTGCAGAAAAGCACAAAACACCGAGTAAAAACAGAAGACAAAATAAGTATTAACAAATTACAAATAAAGACCTAATGAGTATGTTTTTTATACATTGTTAGGTACAGTTTTTATGGAATATGGAATATTCAGAGTATCAGATAGTGGTGATTTAAGATTGGTGCAAGTGATTAAAAGTACCAAAAAGGAAGCAGAATTTATAGTAAAAGAAATGGTAATAGATGATGGGTATAATTACCATTACGTAATACTAAAATTATTTTAATTGTGCCTAACGGCTCGTGTAAACGGCGTTTTTTCCCACAGGGAAAAATGAACTTTTACACCTTGTTAGCAACTGGCGCATACACTTAGTAACAATTAATAATTAAACGAATGAAACCACACGAATTGAGATATGGTAATTTAGTTTACCGAATATTTGATAGCCCTAAACACCCAGAAGATTTTGAGGTTGTTAAAATAGGTGCTATAAATGGAATAGAAAACACTTATTGCTGTTCAGATGATTGTATAGGTAATTTAGATGAATTAGAACCAATAAAATTAACAGAGGAGTATTTGTTGAAATTAGGATTTAAGAAAGGTAGTTATAAAAAATTCTGGGGTATAGAGTTTTTTAAAAATGGTATTTCCATTTGCTTAG